CTTAAGAACACATGACACCCAGTAATATTGTAATAATCAGTGTCGCTATAATTAGCGTATTCAACGGGTTCGGTAATATCATACCACTCACCGATTGAGCCGGTTACTGAACCCTGAATCTTAGAAGTACCTATAAACCCAGTATATCCAATTTGAACTGTATAACTATCAGTATCTTTGCTAACAAGCGTTTCACTATAATATGTCACCGGTACCTCGATAGTAGGTTCTTCGTGTGGCATTAATCCTATTAAAGTTGAGCTTACATATTTAGGTAACGTGCTATCAAGTATCTCAATGACTCCTCTACCACCTGAGTTATCATCTACGAATACAGGGAACTCAAACGTGCTGTCTGGTATAGATAGTGAATAATAACACAATGCACTGTCCATTTCTAATGACTCATTCATTGTTACCGTAAGTGTAGCGATTCCAGTCAAAGGTAATAACGGTGTTAGTGCTTTTTGCAACAAAACTTGAGAGCCATCATAGCTCATAAGTCTGCAGGTTAGAGTTTTACCCGTGATGTTAACTGGTTTTTGTTCTTGGTTGAGGAATTGGAATTGAAGTTTATTATCAACTCCTTTATGAATTTTTAGGTTTTTAGAATGCACGGTTTGATATCTCCTGTTGGATGCTCCCGAGTACAAAACTACAGTTTGTCGTGGGATAAAGTAATTTACTGATGTACTGTACACAAAGTGGCTCCTTTACTATATTTAGTTAAAAAATAATATTATGGTTAACCAACTCTGATAAATATCCTTAGATAACAAAAACAATGATTCCAAACGAATTCTTCAACAAACTAACGCAAAATCACCCATTTATCACAGTCTGTTCCTATGCGGGGCAAGATTATGTCGGTATAGTCCAGAACAGGGATGACATTGTTACCACCATCTACGATTACGGATCAATAATAGATCAGGTACTGCGTGATAGGTTCTTAGAGTTAGGAGATATTTGGTGGTGGGAATCTAATCGTTTAGTACCTATCAACATGTTCTTAAAAGATGACTGGTCTATGTTTAGACCCTATCTAAGAACGTTCAACAATAAAAGTCTTACTGTAGTTCACGGTCCAATATGTAGTATGTTAGAGTTAGCAAAGCGCAAGAGTAAGCGCAAATCAATTACTTTGGTCAAGAGACTCAGCTAGTTCCCTGAGTAAGCTCGAATAACTCAGTAAGCGTTATACAGCTTTTACTTCCCTTACTACTATTTTCTTTCGCTTCTAAAATTTGTAGATTAGCAGGATGATTCACTATTTCTGCTGGTAAATTTGCATGCCAAGAATCTAATATACTAAACTTATGATCCACGTGATAGGTTTGTTGTCCTAACACATATCCTTGTGATTTAGCCCACATTTGCGCTCGCTCTCTTATTGCCCGAGCGTAGTGTCTATAATTTTTAGCATCTTCTGGAGTAAGTAATCCTGACTTTTTTCTCTTAGTCGCCTTCATTTTTTCAACTACCTCAGGTGTTTGCACTCGTTTTATAAACAGTTCTTTAGTTTTTTCTTTTCGGTCACCGTCATTTTCCCATTGCTTTTTTATTCTAGCTGAATGCCCTTTGATATACTCCGGACATTGTTGTGCTATTTGCAAGCAGGTATATTTTCCTCCGGTTCCTAAAAATAATGCAAGACTCTTGCATCCATGGTCACATAATTGATTGGTAGGGATAGGGGAGTGCGTTTTATTATGATAATGCCACATTTGTGGATTGTTAGAAACATAATCACAGTGATTACATTTTCTAGGGTACTGAATTTTAACATAATTTTTTGGTGCGGGCATATTATTATTTATGCCTATTTAAAAAATCACATGCTATTATGTTCCTGCTCACACAATAAATTCATGTGTACTACCACTAAGTGAGCATATGCACAGGAATGGCTACGCTTGAATGTATACCCATCTGAGTCTTTATCCCAAACAGTCTTTGCAACTTCTTTCCAAGATAGTCCAATTAAATGTTTTTTTGCTGGTCGAATAACTGCTAGAAACATTGCTAGTCTAGGAATGCTATCAATAGGTTCAGGCATCTTTCGCATACTCTGATAGTGATTGCTTAAGTGTATTAACTTCTCAACAAAAACTTTATCATTTAACTTAGCCCAATCAGGGTCACGCATCAAACTTATTAGATGTTGCTCATCACGTATCTTATCATATACGTGAACATTCAAAAAATCTAATTTAACATAACCACGTTGTTCTGCTACAGTATAATCAAGCGTGGACATTTCATTAATAGCATCATATGGAATATCGGTTACATATATACCGGTTGAATGTTTACGTATGGGGGTCACTTTCCTCATTGAAGCCGGAACGTGTTTGATATGTTGTAGAATATTGTCTCTGTTACCAAAGTCAATATCAATGTCACTATTAAATTTCATCGTGTCACCAATTCTGCTTTAATCAATTTCATATATGCTTGTTGCACAACAATAGCTTGCCGTTCTGCGTCTTCTACTGCTTTGTGACTTGTTACATGTCCATCTGCTTTAAGTTTAACACCAGTAATATCATAGATAGTTCTAGTGTCTCTGATGTTCCAGAAGTTCCAAGGTGGCAACTGTTTAAAGTTTCTCCATGCACTCTCCATTACAACAATGTCAAAGCTAGCACCGTTACTCCATACCTTACCATTGTTATACTTCCAGCACCACTTATATAATATATCCATACATTCACTAAATGATACTCTATCTCTATCACCTAGTGCTTCTTCTTGTGCGGCTTCGCTTTGTGTACTCCACCAACGCAATGTGTCTTCGTTAATAGTTCTATTAAACAATTCTGTTTGGTCTTCAATTGTAGGACGCAATTCTAATCGTTCAATGATGCCGACACCTTTGGGGTCAAACAATACAGCGCCGATGGTAAGTATTACACAGTCGGGTCCTGTATCTAAACTTTCGATATCAATCATTATATCAGCCATCTTATTCCCATCTTAATTTAAATAATACCAACTCTTTGTCTGTCCGCAAATATAACCTACGATGATAGTCATCGTTCTGCCAACTCCAATATTCATTCTGGCAACCTAGTGATTCAGACTTTGATAAAATAATTCGTGAATCTATCATCCAATCTTTTAATTCTTTACTTGCACCCCACGTAGACCACAACCACGATCTGATATCATAAAACTCTTTGCTGTACAATGAATTAGAATGCACTGCATATTTAAATTTACCGTAACCAGTATGTCGCTTATCTAATTTTTTAATCTTGATTGTCATACTTTCCACAATTCGTACATAGTTTTAAACTTATCATCCCACAACACTATTGTAACATTTCCTGAGGTTAAAAGAAAGTCCCAGCCCATACCTCTTTCACCGAAATTACGTCTGCACCATTTTACAATTATACTAGGGTCTTCTTTTTTCTTCTTACAATCATATACATATTGTACCCTATCGTTCCGACTCATGTAAGTTCGGTCGATAACTCGATAATCAATTTGATCTTCTCTTGTTGGTAGTGGTACAAAAGTACCGGTTGATTTCATTATAGCCATTATAGCCACCTCAGACTAAAAAATACTGCATCACGCTCGGAAGCAAAGAAGTAGTCAATGTGAATCATTATTCGGGCATCGCTCAGAGGTTTGTTTACATCATTGGTAATATAACTAGGGCAATGTTCTTTGGCCCAATCTAAGGCTGTCCAGACTGGATCGTAAGGTAAAGTAACTGTCATTTCCATCTTAGTATAAACCATTCTGCATCTTGTTTTTTCTCAAATATATAACGTGTGCTTAAGTTCTTCCACTCACCGGTACAGTTATTTTCTATCCATAGATTTATATCAACTGCTTCTTCGTTATTACGGAAACGTTTTAACTGTACACTAGTCCAACCAATATCTACTAACAGATCGGCTATGATATGGAAGTCCATTTCCTTTGCCATCTGATTACCCATATCGTTTAATATATCTTCTTCTAAGCCCATCTTATTACAAACCATTCTAAATCTTTTTTGTCGCGGAACCAAAACTTACGATTGTTCATATACCAACGACCGTGCGGTTCCCATACACCATTTGCGGGAGGACAACCGAATGTTTTAACACACCAGTCTTCTAATTCAAACATCCATTTACTAGGTGCAACTGTATAGTATTTTTCATCAAACACAGTGCCTTCTGATAACTCTAGTATCATCCCCACCTCAACGAAAATATAGTAGCATCCTTGCCTTCACGAAAATAAAAATAAGTTTCATTACAATGATAGACTACATTCCAGCGACCTTTAAAAGTGCCTAACTGTTTTCCTAGCCATACTTCCATCTCAGTTATAGAAGTGGTAAACTCATTTTTATTCACCTTAACTTTATAAGGCCATAGTTCTTTCTTCAATGTTCTCATCCCCACCTCAGCATAAAATAACTTGCATTACTATCATTATAAAAAGTAAAAATTGCCCTACGTTCTCTTATAGGATCAAAGTTAGTACTATAAGTGAAGTTATCATATTCTGGTTTATAATAAGCGAAATCAAAATCTATCCCTAGCTTCCAACCCAGTTGTTTTAATTCACTGACTATGTTTATAGTAGTGATAGCATCAACAAATAGCGTAACTTGTGCCACTTTATCTATATCTTTTAAAACTATCGGTTAACTAAAAAAGTCACAAAACCATACCGAGCATTTATGACTTCAACTTTACTAAAACCTATATCACGTAATGAAGAAATATACCAGTCAAACGGTTCAGTATGCATGTAGTCTCTCAATAGGTTTTCTTTTTCGTAAATATATTCATCTGATACTCCATTATTTCTTTTAAAGTTATAGTACATATTTTTTACATAGTCACTCTGAACTGTTTTGTCAGTTAAAATTAGTGATCCATTTGTATTCAAATTTTTATATACTTCACTGAGGTAAGATTTTTTATCTTTTATGAAATGCAAGGTCCAATTGATTAATACAAGATCACATTTTAAATCTGGAAATAGATGACTATGAAAAGTTTTTGTAGGGTACAATGACTTATCTATCATGTTTTTACTAGAATCTACCCCATATACATTTATGTAGCCACTTTGTATAAACGAGTGCATTGTGTATCCTAATGCGCTACCCACATCAATAATTGTCGATTTTTTGTCATACCTGTTAGCATACTCTAAACACATATCTATTACCCTAGTATAGTCCGGAATATGCGTACATGCTTCATGTTGAAACCTGTTAGCAACAGATTCATCAAACGTCCAAGCTGTCATTTTTAATAATACTTTCAAGGGTAGGCATGGGCGTACTTTTTATATAACGACTGATAAATCTTCGATGCGGTGATGTATCGGATGAGTATCCATCATGACTGTTAATGATAGGTTCGGGATATATCCTACTATCTTCGCTAAATCCGTATACGGACATAATCATGTCTATTGCTTCTTTATTGGGAAGTGAACCAATGCCATTATGAGATTTATACTCGTTAGAAATAGAATCATGCGTAACCATGGTAGTGTTGGAAAATATAATGGACGGGCCCTGTTTATTCCATTTTTTATCAAGAGAATCAATGTTGTGAACAACCAATCTTGGATCATTCGTTTCGATTATAACATATTTGTTTGACAAGTTGCATATAGTTTTTAATATACCTAGGACGTCAAAAAAACCATGAATGAATCCACATGCAATTACCACATCATATTTCTCATTGATTTGATCGATGTTATCAAGTATCTTCCATTTAGCATCATGGTGTCTACTCAATAACTCAACTGATCGGTTTCTGTATTCTTGTTGAATCTCTACACCGGTGTAGTGAGTAGACCCATTACATAGTGCATAATGTCCCATAGCACCAACAGCAGATCCCAAGTCAAGTATCGAGTTTCCATTAACTACTAACTCTGGCATTATAGCATCACACCGTTTTGATAACGATTCACTTGTTACCTTTAAAAGAAGTCTATCTTTTCTCACATCATTATTAACAAAATCAATGTAATCATCAAAAAACATAGGTTTAATATCCGCCATGATTCAATATATCTCTTATTTGGGTTGTAACTTCTGCATCACGCTTAAATTTAATAGCCCATTGTTCTGGATTTATGTAATCAATAATCATTTTAACATGATCTGGATTTAAAGTATCTAAGAAACGGGTACCGCTTTCACTTTGATACAACATCCAAGGACTTATCTTGCCTGTCGTTATAGCATAACATATCTTGTTTACGTTTCCATATCTTAACAAATCACGTGGTTGAATGTTTACGTCTTTAGCTAATTCAATAGTATGTTCTATACCACGATGTATAGCATCGAATGGATCTTCTTTCCGAAGGTAGTCTTGCAAGAAGGTAGTATAATTAGAGTCTGTGCTCCAATTGTCTAACTTGATATTCTCTTTGAGCAACCAATCAACATATCTACTGACATTGACCACGTTGACTTCACCGCAATAATTACCAAACTTTACAAAGGCTGTGTAGTATGCACTCTTAATGAATTCTTCATAAGTCTTATTTTTATTTCGGCTCATACTGTTCTTTGTATAGAACTGTAACCAACTTTGAAAACCCAGCCGGTTGCCCTTTATGTCACGATTCAACCATCGTTGTTTTTGTTCACATATATGACTAAGTAACGTGCGTTCCCTTACGAATTCACGATTACAAAACTCACAACTATGTTTAGTCTCAGCTATTACCGCTGTCTTTTTCATATTGTCTAATCTCATCATCTGTTACTATTTCCGATAATGTTTCTATATCAGCTTGTTTTAGATTAGGATACTTACTTGCTAGATATACTTTTTTCTTGTGACCAGTTACAAATGCTTCACTGATAGCATATAGGTTGGCTTCACTTGCCTTAGGATAAATCTTACCGAAGTATTCACGTACATCTTTTTCTTTAGGTGTTTCTTTAAGCTGTGTTACTTTACTAGACAAGTGTGGTAGCCATTGATGGAACTGTTTGCCTATGCCCGGGCTTGCCGCACATAACATCTGCCATTGTAATTTAGGATGCTTACTTACATACTCATTGAACAAATGTTTGTTTGCGTGATATTCCGTACTAGCTAGATAATAGCTTTGAAGATCGCCACTAGCTTTAATAGCACTCATCCAATGAGTCATCATGTAGGGCACAAACTTCTTTTGTTGTTCATCAGTTAGTCTATCAATATACTCGTAGTCTTTTTTATCCAATGCGGCTAGTGCATCGAATAAATCAAAATCGATACTTTGAAATTTTTCTTCTTTAGGTACTGCCGCTTTTTTAGTTGCCATTATCAAAACGCCTGTGAATAATCTACTATCTCGCAGTTTCTACTAATCTCTTTTACAAAATAAACACATCTAGGTTTAGGTTCATCATCAATTGGAACACACAAGAACTGTCCGTTCTTTAATCGAGGTGCATACCACGTAACATCATGGTAAATATCTACAATTTCAATATCTAAGAAACTAGGCCTGAATGCGGATAGCGGATTAAATTCATATGCTTTGAATCCTCTGTCATTGATACTAGTGAGAGGTAATGTTTCCAAGTCTCCCATGTCAGGCTCGCCAATAAGTATCTGCCAATCAACTGGCATCTTTACTGTCTTGTTACCAATCTTTAATACCAGTGCAGGACTGTTAAATGATTCTAAAAAGATTAAAGGAATGTAATGGTAATCTACATTCTGTGGATTGCTGTTATCTAGTATAGCAAAACGTAAATCGTCTACCTCATCAGGTAAAGTCTCTAAGTTATAATAAGTGTCGTCAAGGGTTAAAATTCTCATATTGTTATTGTATCACTTATACTTAATTTTTTCAACATCAAACGGGTAGTTAGCCTCTTTATAAAAGGTCTTTCGTTGCGTTAAGTGTCGTTTGGCAAACTTACAGCTACTTGTGATATCCCAGATATTCACAAAGTCTTTATCTTCTGCTTTACGAATGCCTCGGCCGATACTTTGAATAACTCGAACGAAACTCTTACCCGGTTCAATCAACACTACGTTGAAAATACGCGGGATATTAATACCAACTGCGGCTACACCATATGTTGCAATAATAATCTTGTTAGTTGCGGTAGCAATGTCATCATAGTGGTCGGTTCGTGTAGTAGATTTTGTTCCACCTGAAACAAATACCACTTCATCTTCAGGTATACCAATTTGTTCTAACTTAAGATGTAATATCTTACCGGCTTCAATTCTATCAACCAGTACCAATGTATTTCCTGTAGTTCTGATTGTGTGAATCTTTGACGCAATGCAATCCATACGTTGACTATTCTCAACTAGATACTTAAGTTCAGTTTGATAATTGGGAAACTCAACTGAATCTTGTAATTGTAGAATGTTAACATGACAATTGCTCAGTACACCCTGATCCTGCAACTCACTAGCACTTAGTTTACCGATAACTGGTCCTAAACTAACAGTCAACGACATTGATTCAAATTTAGCTTTAGGTATAGTACCAGTCAAGCCCCAACGTAATGGTATGTGACTCATTACACC